TTCCGGAAAAATACAAGACAAAGCAAGGTTATTTGAAGGATGGATTTGTAGTTGATAGCGACCATTCAGATGGCACGTATGATTCAGATGAAGGAGATGACAGCAGTGATGTAGATGAAGATGATACTGGGGACGATGAAGAATTGAATATTGAAGATATTGGATCGGAGTTGGGTGAGGAGGACTATGAATAAGGGAATGTGCCCCTTAACCCCTCCTCTTTAGTTTCTACCATTTGAGATAATATATAAAATTGATTTAAATATATATTTACATCAATATAGTAACAAGAAGCCAAGCAACATGCGTAAGATTTCAGAGCCAGAGAATTTTCGCAGTAATGTCCGCGCCAAATTCAACGAGATTTTGAAAGACGATAAAAATACGAACAATTTGGAAAAAGGAATTTACAACTATTCGCTCAAAGAAGCGACGAACCGTAAAGTGGTAAAGAAGTGGGACAATCCATACTTTGTCCAAATTTATATAGATCGCATTAGAACAATTTTGTTTAATTTGAAAAGCAACCCACAGCTATTAGATGAAATTATAAATGGAACTGTCAAGACACAACAAGTGGCATTTATGACGCACCAAGAGTTGAAGCCAGAGCGATGGATCAAGCTTATTGAAGAGAAAATAAAAAGGGATAAGTGCAAATATGAGACGCAGATTGAGGCAGCGACAGATTCATTCAAGTGTCGCAAGTGTCATTCCAACAAGTGTACTTATTACCAGATGCAGACGCGTTCTGCAGATGAGCCCATGACAACCTTTGTTACTTGTATTGATTGCGGTAATAGGTGGAAGTGCTAAGTCAATCTTGTAAAATATTATATGATTAATATATAGTTAATCATATAATTAATGTCAACAGTTGTATTAACACCTGAACAGCAAGATAAAAGAAAAAAAAACACAGATTATTTTTTTACTCTAGTAAACCAGATATTTGAAGATGTTCTTGTACCAGAAGTACCTGGTGTTAAGAGAAAGATGCCAGGAAATATAAGTAATCAAATAATAGAAATTGGTAATTTTTTAAGCAAGATGGCTAAAAATATTGACAAAAATCTAGATTTATCTCAACTACATGATTTTGATAAGGTTGCTGCAAAACAAAATTCAATGTTGCTTTCCATTTTAATTTTAGCAAGTGATGTTGGAAAAGAAAATAACCTTCAACTTTTAAATATAGCAAAATCGCTTATTGATTTAGATAAAGATTCTATTATGATAGGACTAGTAAATAGTGTTAACGATACACCACTAATATGGGCATGTTATCACGGCGAATTTAACATTTCTTTACAACTAATTCGTAGAGGAAAAGACAAATGCAAACCTTTTGTACAAGAACAAGAAAACAAATTTACTGCTTTGATGCATGCTTCAAAAGATGGATTTGCACAAATTATTGCGGAAATTCTTGATATGGCTACTAGTATAGACGAAATTGAAACATTTGCACTAGTAAACAACAATGGAGAAACTGCTTTGATAAAGCAATGCGAAAATCTTCTTATCAAAGAAGAAACATATATTATATTAGCTTTAATTGATAAACTAAAACAACTTCAACAGAGTTTACCTCCACGTTCTTGTAATGTTCATGTACAATCAAAGAGAAATAACGAATCTACAGCTCTATTAGCTATTTGTAGAGAAGATTATAGTGATGACATAGTTTTAGCGCTTATTGATTTACTTACTAGCGAAACAGATCCAAATAAAGAACTCAATAAAGCTTCTATCGGATCTCAAGATAAAAATGGCGAAACGGCATTAATTCTGTTATGTAAAACGTCAACCCTACATGAGGATGAAAGACCTTGTGTTGAAGAAACAACTATAATAAAATTAATTGAAACTGGACATTCAAATCCGGGATATTTTAATCAGCTAGATAATTCAAATTCAAGTCAAGGAGTAACTGCACTATATATAGCTTGTTATACTTTAAAACTTGATGTTATTTTAAAATTACTTGATCTCCCGGATGATGGAGCAAATGTTGGACAGTTGATTGCGTTAAATGGATATCCAGAAAATATGCTTACGACCGCCTTTGATTATTTTTTATTAGCGTATATTCATCACTATACATATGATATCCCGGGTCAAGAAACGCAAACAAGAAAAGCGAGAAAAATTGTTGCAAAATGTATGTATTATTTCCATAATAAAAAAGGGGAAGTTCCATATTTGTACAAAAGATATTCTCGCATTATTTGCAATGATGAAAATTTAAAACAGGCAATTATTAATGAGTATGGTGCCCCAGGTCAACAAGCTGTGGATGAAATATGTCGTGATGTAATAGTAGCAACAGCACCTGTTTCATTTCAAAGAGAATTACAAGCAGAATATCCAACATTCATTTTGCCGGTAAGTGTTGAGGCAGAGAATGCAAATCTTCGTAGAAGGCGCATGGCCACTAGTCGTTCTAGAAGTCCTGTACTTGATTTTCCAGTTGCTAGTTTTAGAGGTCCAAGTACAGACCCAGCTGGTTCTGTACCAATTGCTAGACCAACTGCTAAAGCTCCAGATGCAACAATTAGGGATGACCTTAACTATGATTTAACTGGTATACCAGGTTATCCTACTGCCGGACCAATGAGGGAACCATCCCCAGAAGCACTTAGAAGAATTGATCAAGGGATGTATTATGAAGGAGCTAACCCTATGCTCTATACCAGTTTTGATCCAAATGGTCCTCGTCCTAGTTATTATCAAGATTTTCCAAGACCACCGCCTTCTACAGGTGCTCCTGTTGAGGCTCAACCTTTATCTCGTCCACCTTCACCATATAGTAGTAGTGAGGATAGTGACAGTGATCATGATATGGGTGGTGGCAGAAAACAAAAAAAACACAAAAAAACAAGAAGAAAAAATAAACGAACAAAATCAAAAAGAAAAACAATAAAAACATTACAAAAACGAACGCGACGCAGAAAAAAAAGGACTACGACAATCAAAAGAAATTTCTTAACTCAAATGTAATCACATGCAACTGCCTCAAATGTTTGATCATCCTTTTTTACTATTTTGAAAGGCCGTCCGCAACCGTATATTACTTTTTGAATGACATAAGCATCACATTGCTCTTTTGGCGCGTGAGGCTCAATTTGATTTCCGTCATGTAATGTTCCATGACGAAATATCCCACAATTTATTTCTTGAATAATAATAAACTCTTTGCAATGCGGACAAACGACAATGAATTCTTTTTCTTGATTAGACATGTCTCTATATAGATTTTCATAATATTATAAAAAGGGGCTTAAAGCCGCATCCGGAAATTCAGGCACCAGTTTACGCAAAAACAGTACCATTTCGTTTTTCTGTAGACCCGCCTTGATAAATCGCGCATTTTCTGCTGTCGCTTCGCGAAATAAATAAGGACTCGTGGGACTCATCATTCTCTCCCAGTCCGTCAAATGTGTTACTTTGTTCACGAGAGAATTCAATCTACCACAGTATTTCAAAATGATTGCAAAAATGCTTTCATTCGCCAGTCCGCCATAACAAATCAACTTGAACAGTCTCGTCTTTTTCTCTCTAAAGTGGAAACAACAGAGGACATCTTTTCTGCATAGTACAAACCACGGATCGTTTGCCAAGCGATATTCTTCTGGGAGATATCTCAAGTTGGCTCTTTTTTGGAACTGTACATTCCACCAACATTTTTTCCACGACATGATACTTCTCTCATTGTGTTGTAAAAACAACTCGCGAAACTTGGTAGCAGGTATGATGGGAACACATGCTTCCGTCAAAAAACAAAACCATTGATTCTCTTTGTCCGTGACTGCCGCATAACTCATAAGAGAGAAATATGCAGGAACCACATGATAGTACGAAGTGGGGACAATATATTGTTTGGGAATAGCGTGCGATTTTATCCATGGCGATTGAATGGTATCATAGTCCTTGTAATGAAAGTAGACGTTTATAATATCCTTGTTTGGTTCAATCCATTCTTTCCACAATTTTTCTTTATTTAATATTTGCTTTCCACTTATTAAAAAACACAAAGCTATTTTCATGTGGCTACTATTATATAGTGTAAAATATCTAAATCTATATCTTATACTATATCTTAGGGGGAACCGGTATGCTACTCTATTAACCTACCGTTTTATACTACCTACGACTCTCTACTACATTATCACAATATCGTCATTCCGGAAATATTCTCCAAGTAGCGTTTGCTGCATGTTTCAACAAGGAGTCCATTTGCATAAATGCCGTAATTCATGTAACGATCATCATTTTCTAGAGCAAAATGGTATATATCAAAATGACCATGTTTATAATATATTGTTGCTCTCTTATCAATGCAAGCTGGCAAGCGATATCTGTTGTCTGTTATAAAAATGCGTCCCAATACTTCTGCAGTTTTCTCTCGTTCCCCTTCTTTGAATTCTGCAGTCAATATACTGTGACAGCCAGTTATAACAAGATCTTCAAACACCTCCGGATAATTTTTCTGCGAACACACGTAAAGTTGATCTTTGATTCTCTCCTTTACACATGGGTTGTATATCTTTTTATGGCCTATGTTGTATACAGGAACATAGTCGTTGTAAATAGTTTTTACTAGGTCACCCTTCTTCAAGTTTTGTATAGGAACATAACCTTTATTCGTAAGAATCTTTGTATCTTTATTGAAACAAGTAAGAACCGGAGGTTGTTGTGACTGATTAGCTGTTTGATCTGATGTAAATATCCAAATACCAGTTTTCTGTGATTCAGTTGAATTTTGTGGAATCGCCACAAACTTGGTAAGTTGATTTGGGTCTGTACTACGAGATATACCGTACCAGTCTCCAAAAAGAGGCGAACCTTGATACGTTTGTTGTGTCCAAGTATAAGTTGTACTGCCATAACTTAAGTTTCCTACCCAAAGTTCACCAGGAGAACCGGTAGAAGTATTATTTTTTTTAGATGCAGCAATAGAAACCGCATCTGGTCCTGTTGCGACATAATTCCAAAATCCAATTCCTGCAGCAGGCTGGCTAACAATTTGAAGTATTGTATCCCCTGCGAGATTTGGATTTGTTGGGGTACCTGGTACAAAAGTTCCAATATAAATCTTATCTTTTGGATCATTTCCACCTGAACTTGCGCACATTACTATTTTAGTCCCGTCTAAACTACTTGATGCTCCAGACCAGGGATAACCATCATAGTCTCCAGAATCTATATATGCATTGCCCACTGTCCAAATAGAACTTATATAACCACCATCACCATCACTATATACGGTATAAATAGAGTTTGATCCTGCGACAAATATAAATCCATTTGTGTTGCTAGTTATATTTCCTCCTCTTGGAGGGAACTGTTCTGGTATATAATTAGAAACATTGGGAGGTATTGACCATGTAGAAGTTGCTATTTTATATAACCAAATATCGCCAACTGAATTGCTTCCAGCTAAAGTGTTTCCATCCATACTAAAAGCAATATTAACCCAATTATTCCCCGTTCCTGGATTTGTTCCAGGATTGTATGTGGGATCCGGAATAATGTTTATCCAGGTGTTGGCATTCACTCCATTTTTATCCAACAAATATATAGTTGCTGGCGGAGAACCCGCTTCTCCAACACAAGCGGCCATTCTATTCCCATTTTGAGTGATGGCTACATACCTCCAGTAATCGTTTTGGGGTGCATCTGCTCCGCTAGTAACTGCCCAAGTTTTTCCATAATCTGAAGATGTCCACAAATTATGGTCTATTTCATTTCCTGTAATGCAATATTGACCAGTGGAACTAGATGCCACACTAGTCCATCCATTAGAATTTGTATATCCAGTGGTTGCATTACTCCAAGACCCAGCGCTCATTATATTTCTGTCTCTATTATATTTATATTAAAAAAAATATTTATTTAGTATAAAATAGTTTGCAAAAACCAGTGTCTTGTACATCATTTATATGCCATTTATATTTTAAGGCATAATAGGAATTCCTTGGCTACAACGGCAAAACGGACAAAGTGTCTTGTAGATCCTAGGGTAGCAGTCAACACATACACAGTGTGCGCACTGCAAGTCAATATTCAACTTGTCTTCGTAACAAATCCCGCATTCTGTGACGTGATTGAGTTTAGTGAAAAGGCTAATCTTGTTTTTGTATATCGCAATTTCGCTGAAAATATTTGTAAGTGAACTCATCCAAAAATCTTTTTTTTCTTTTGTCGTATCTGAATCTTCTGGTTCCGTTTCCAAAATCTTGTAAAAGATAAATGGGTTAATTTCAATATTGAGGCTCATGTCATAATACAAAATCTCATTGTCTAATGAGAGAAACAGGTACTTGTTCATTTCCATAATGTTGCCAGTCTTTTGATAGTGCATGGCCAAATTGTACATGGATTCTAGATCGTAACCAACGTCAATCGCCAGCTTGTAGTACTTGACCATGTTATCATAATCCATAATTGTCCTGTAGTAGTCTGCAAAGTTATAAAATGAAATCACATCCGGACACCAGTTTATTGACATGAGGTAGTATTTCTCTATGGTCTCTCTATCCCCTCCAGTGTCTTCATAGAGAATTGCCATATTCATCATAGCATCACTGTTGAAGAGTTCAATAGACATTTGATAGTATTTTTTAGCTTTTCTTGTGTCCCGTCTTTTTTTGTAAAATTCGCCCATTTTGTTGTAGAAACGGGAAATTTGAGCAAGACCAGTGTAGTAGGGCTCATTGTCTTTTGTTTCTGGGTCGTCATCCATCATGTGAGTTTCAATGACCCTACTATAGATATCAATGTCGCGATCCCTTTCTCTTTGATCCTCAATTTGAAAATCGCCTTCCAGATTTCTTCTTACCATAGGAAAAGCAGCGACCTCCATGGTTTGATTTATTTTGATTTATGTTTATTTAGTTAAAAAAAAAAGAATAAATCAAATCAATTTTTTATATGCTTTTGCAAAAAGCATGGCAAAATGTCTCACCGTCTACGACGGTGAGCGAATTCGTGAATCTTGTTGGAGTTGGTTTTGTTCTCTTTTTCTAAAAGAGAGCATGGCAAAATGGCTCACCGTCGTAGACGGTCAGCGACTTCGTTAATTAATCTCATTGTAATAACAAAAATATATTGACTGCAAAGTCAATGTGTTTTTAAAAAAGGCATTCTGGTTGGGATTGAGGAGGGGGTACGCCAAACGCAGTAGGCAGCGGGGGAACCTGTCGGTTCCCCCTAGTTTACCAGCTCTAGGTCTTTCAAGTTCCAGTATTCACATCCGCCACCAGGAAAAGGGCGGCGAATAATAAACGGGATGCGTTTTTGCGCGAGTTCCATCTCCGCAATAATAGATCCTTCAATCACATTTTCCGGAACTTTGATGAAAGGCTTCGCGCCACTATTGATCTGTTTCGCACGTTGCCCAACAATGCGAGCATACTCATATTTTGTCAAAAATGGCAATGTTCTGTGAAGAGGATCAATAATAATGTTGTTTTTATCGCGAATCACTTTAGTCAAGGAAGAAATCTCTTGATAATTGTGAGTGACACATTCTGGATGAAATACATTCACATAGTTCTCCTTGATTTGGCTGTCAAACTTTTGCAAGTAATTCTCATCATCGTCATCATTCTCTTCATCAGAATCTTCTTCATCAGAATTTCCTAGAACGGCGGCTTTTATCTTTACTGGTTTACTTTCATCTAAATCTACCACATCCTCATCTATACTATCATCGTCATCATCACTAGCTTGCACTTCCACCTCATCATCTTCTTCCACAGGTACTTCATCATCATTTTCGTCTTGAACAACCTCATCTTTTTCATCATCGCTTTCTACTGGATCTTTGATCTTAACGCTGTTATCATCATCATTATCTGACTCGGAGTCAGATGCAGTCTTGAAAATGTCTTCTTCGCTGTCGCTCATTATACTTTACGGAGATATACTTTTATATATGTTGCCGTATATTTAAATCAATTTTTTAGGGGAACCTAAGTCGCTACCGCGGTCCTATGACCCCTCCTAAAAACAAATTTATAAATTATCTTTTGTATTAGTAATAACACTTTGATGAACTTGTGCAAGTACAAAAATATACTTGGAGAACCTGGAAAAGGTATTCACTCTTATCGTATTTTCAACATAGCTATTTTTGATGTATTGTCAACTATTATAGGAGCTTTTATTATATCACGACTTTTCAAGCTGCCCTTTGGTTATACTTTATTATTTTTATTTTTGCTGGGAATATTTTTGCATCACATATTTTGTGTAAAGACAACGATTGACAAAGTTATCTTTGGATAATGATTAGGTTCCTCACTATAAATAATATCAATTCTATATATGATACCAAAAATCATTCATCAAACATGGAAAACAGAAGAAATTCCAGACGAATGGAAAGATGCTGTTCATTCATGCAAAATAAAGAATCCAGATTATAAATACATTTTATGGACTGACAAACGCATGGAAGATTTTGTCAAGTACAAGTTTCCAGATTTTTACAAGACTTACATGGGTTATCCTCACCATATTCAAAGATGTGATTCTTTTCGTTATCTCGTCTTGTATATTTACGGCGGGATATACTTAGATATGGATATTGTTTGCAAAAAAAAATTGGATTCTTTTCTCTCTTATGATATGGTTTTGACCAAATCTGCAAATACAAGCTTTGCATTTACAAATATGTTTTTTATGGCTACTCCATATCATCCTTTTATGAAATTTTGCATTGAAGAGTTACCAAAGTTTGCCTATAGTTATGCCATGTTCGGAAAACATTTGTATGTTTTTAATAGTACTGGACCGTTCTTTTTAACAAATATGCTTGGTGAATACAAACTAGACAACATACCCAATATTCGTGTGTTGTCTAATGAAGAATTTGCAGGAGACTGTAATGTTTGCACTGTTTCTATATGCGAGGGAGGGGAATATTTTAGTCATATTAAAGGATCGTCTTGGAATGGTAACGATTCCTTGTTTTACAATTTTTGTTTTTGCAATAAAAAAATAATTGGCTTATCCAGTTTTATTCTTCTTGTTCTATTTTTCTTCGTGTATGCGTTGCGACAATAATAATGAGATTGAAATACCATTATAGGAGGGTTCATAAGGGAACCTGGGTTCCCTTATTCCCACACAGTATCACAACTAGAGCACAAGTTTACATACTTCATATTGATATCATCATAACGGATATAAATAATTTCTCTAGCCACATCCTTCGTATTTGTGGGGCAGTCCGCAAATGGACACAGCACTTTGTTTGTTCGCGGAAGAGTTGGATCAAGCTTAGTGTACTTATTGATGATATGAGCAAATGACTTATTACTTTTCTTAATTTGCGTCTCTGATATGCAAACAGTATCCAGTTGTTTGTTATCCTCATTTCCACAGTTGCGGCAATAGTGGATTAACTTATTAGGATTGTCCGCATCAATGCGGAGATAATACATATTTTTGCATTTGTCACAGAAATGCATAATACTTTGCGAGAGTCTTCTTATATTGCGATGATAGTTTTATATTGTTTTTATATCAATTTTTTGCACTTTTTGAAAAGTGCAAAAAACCAGCGTATAATTTGAATTAGTTTTGCTCTAGTTTTGCGCGATTTTTCTAAAAGCGCATAAAAGGGCCTCATAGTCAATACTAACCGTCATAGAATACACGCCGGTAGTAATCGTTTCCTTCACATTTTCCTTCTTTTGCAAAAAGTCCACAATTTTTTCCTTATTTTTCAAAAAAAGTTCTTTCATATAAGGATAAAACATGTCAAATTCCATAGGATAAACCGACTTTTTCTTTTTCATCATAGCCAACATGGCCAGCTCAATATTCTTGTATTCAATAATCTTGGTATATTTATCAAAATCCGGATGTGTTCTGTTGACACCCGGTTCGTTCAAAAGCGGGTCTTTGCATAAAAGTGTACATAGCGTAAGAAGCATCGTTGAAATTGTTTGACAAGACGTCCACTGTTCTCCGCGCCAAGTGTTCAATATACTAATACAGACCTTTCCACACTTGTACAAATTTGGATTAAAGCGCACTCCATCGCCATTGGTAAAGTAAGTAACCATAGGGGGAGTGTGTGGATAATCCGTTGAATAAACAATCCTAAAAAAATAAAATCCACCAAAATAAGGCGTGTCTTCCGGACCAACAATCATCGCATATCCCTTCATCATGTCCGTATCATCATGAATATAATAAATGCCATTTTCTACAAGCGGGCTTTTCATAATTGCTTTTACGTCGCTCAAGAGTCGTTTTACCGTGTCTTTTGAAATAATTTTGTTTGTTACAGCGCCACTTTTTGATGAACTTTCTGCCATTTTAGTATATAATAAATTTGTTACGATATTTCTATATAGTTTACATAATATATAAAAATAAGAAAGCAATTGTGTAAGGCGCATCTGTAAATCTATAAAAAAAATGAAATAGAAATAATTTAATATTGACCTATAGTAACCAAGATTGCGGAGATAATGTCTTCTTCTTATAAAGACCTAACAGATTTTCTTACCAAACACAATGCAAAAAGTGCCGGATCCGTGGTTCCAACTCATACAAGAATACCAGACAAGACTTTGAATATTTATGGAGGCGCTTATTCTATCCAGCAAAATGAGCTTGACACCTTCTTTGCATTATATTATAATGACAATTTTGTAAAAAACAAGATGGAATACCTCACGGAAAAACAACTGGAAGTGGGGGGACCAATATTGGTTGATTTTGATTTTCGTTATCATTATGATGTGGAAACTAGACAACATTCCCCAGAACATATTCAGGATATGGTGATTGTGTATTTGGAAGAACTTAAGGAATTCTTGCAATTTGTTAAAAATGTGCAGTTTTCTGTGTACATTATGGAAAAACCACACGTAAATAGGTTAGAAGATAAAAGTTTGACAAAAGATGGGATTCATATGTTGATAGGCGTTCAATTGGACAGCACAATGCAGGTCATGTTGAGAAATCGCATGTTGAAAAAGTTACCGGAGATTTGGGCGGATGATTTGCCGCTCATCAATAGCTGGGAGTCTGTGTTGGACGAGGGGATTAGCAAGGGAAAGACAAATTGGCAGCTCTTTGGTTCAAGAAAACCAGGAAACGAAAAATACGAGCTTACGCAGCATTTTGTAGTAGAGTATGACGATTCAGATGGCCAATTTATCATGGAGGAAAAACGCGTATTGGATTTCAATCTGGAAAAGAATATCATTAAGCTTTCTGCGAGATATGAAGAAAATCCAAAGTTTGAAATCAATCCTAAAATCATGTCTGAGTATGATATACTTTTGGCAGCAACAAAAAGTAAGACAAAATTGACGATTCCAAAGACAAAACTCCGTCTTCTTACCAATGGCGGCGAAACGAATGACGATTTTGATGATGATATCTCACTCCAAAGCATAACGAATAAGGATATCTTGAAAAAGGCGATGGATAATATTCTTCAACAGTTTGGTCCAACGGAATTTCACATCAAAGAAACGCATGAGTATGCGCAAACCCTTCCAGAAAGATATTACAATCCAGGGTCTCACTTGCTCAATCGCATGGTCGCCTTTGCTCTCAAAGACACGGATGACCGGCTCTTCCTATCTTGGGTAATGTTGCGCAGTAAAGCAGCGGACTTTGACTATGCAACTATTCCAGCGCTCTATGAGATTTGGAAAAAAAACATCAAAAATGACAAAGCAAACGGCGTAACAAGGCGCTCTATTATGTTTTGGTCAAAGCAAGATGCATTTGAAGACTTTGAGAAAGTGAAAAATAACAATGTAGATAAGTATGTTGAAGATTCACTCACGTCTCCAACTGATTATGACTTTGCAATGGCACTCTACTACATGTACAAGGATCGCTATGTTTGTGTAGACATGTCTACCAAGCCCATTTGGTATAGATTTAACGGACACCGCTGGGAGCCGGACAAGGGAGATTCGTTGCGGCTTTGTATTTCTAGAGAAATGTATCACGTTTACAATAACAAAAGCATTATTGCTCAACTAGAATATACGAAAGCAGGAGATGATCAAGACAAGGCGGAAGCGTGTAAAAAGAAGTCTAGTTACATTAGCAAGATTGCGCTCCAACTAAAAAATACCAGCAGTAAAAACAACATTATGAAAGAGGCGGCGGCGATCTTTTACGACATTCATTTCATCAAGAATATGGATGCAAACAAGTACTTGATGTGTTTTAATAATGGTGTTGTTGATTTCAAGAACAAGGAGTTTCGCGGTGGTTATCCTCAAGATTATATTACCAAGAGCACTGGAATTGATTATCGCAGATATGATCCGGAGGATTCAGACACAAAAGATATGGCGAATGAGATTGAGACGTTTATGGAGCAGCTGTTTCCGGTTGAATCGTTGCGACGATATATGTGGGACCATCTCGCTTCTTGTTTGATTGGCATAAACAAAAACCAGACATTCAATATTTATCGCGGCGATGGAAGTAACGGGAAGTCCAAGATGACGGACTTGATGACTTATGCACTAGGTGACTACAAGGGAACAGTTCCAATCACTCTTGTTTCGGAAAAGCGAAACTCTATTGGTGGTACTTCCAGCGAAGTTATGCAACTCAAGGGCTTGCGTTATGCAGTGATGCAAGAGCCGTCCAAGGATACGCCTCTCAATGAGGGTATTATGAAAGAGTTGACGGGTGGTGATCCTATTCAGGCCCGTCAACTTTACATGGAAAGCGAGACATTTATTCCGCAGTTCAAGTTGTGTGTTTGCACCAATTCGTTGTTTGAGATCAAGAGCAATGATAATGGTACTTGGCGCCGTATTCGCATTTGCGATTTCATGTCTACTTTTGTAGACAAGATTGACACCAGTGAAAATGCGCAACCTTACCAGTTTTTGAAGGACAAGGATTTGGAGGAAAAGCTGCACAAGTGGGCGCCATTGTTTGCTACTATGCTGGTGAAGCGTGCGTTTGAAACGAATGGAGACGTGGAAGACTGTGATATTGTGATTGCATCTTCCAATAAGTATCGCCAGGGCCAGGATATTATTTCTGCATTTATTAGCGAGATGGTTATCAAGACTGGAATTGATACGGACCGTATCAAGAAGAAGGAGGTGCAAGAGCAATTTAAACAGTGGTTTCAAGATACGCATGGTATGCGGAAATCTCCAAAGGGAAGCGAAGTGGAGGAAGCCATGGATAAGAAGTTTGGTAAGTCAAACAAGTTTAGCGGTTGGCACAATGTAAAGATCTTGTATAACCAGGAACCAATGGATGATTTGGTCTAAGTAAATTGTAAATTGTAAAAGTATCATATAATAGTTAGTATCAAATTGAGACAAATTTTATAAAGTATTTCTCTCAATTAGGGGGAAAGAGGATGGAGTTTTGATCCATCCAATTTTTCTTAGCGTAAGCACGGCTTTTTCAATAATTTTTTCCAAATATCTATTTGTTTTAAAGCGTTGGATTCTAATATTAAAGATTTTTCTTTTGAATAATCTGTAATAAATAAACCATCTTCATTATGTTTGAAAACTCTATTGTCAAATATATTTATTGCATCTTCAAATGCCGTTTCTATGTTTCCTTGTTTTTTATGTATATTATATATCATACATCTATCAAAATCATATGCGCTCAATAGATCTGCCTCTCTTACTATATGATATGCACGCTTATATGGTCCTAAATTAGGGAATCCATTTACTTTTACCTTAGAGTAAGACATTGTGGTAATTATTAACTTTACAACATTAATATCTACAAGACTCATTTTATCACACATAAATAGTTCTAACTCTTTAATTGCTTCATCTTCTTCCACATATTTCTTATCACACATATCGTGTAATGCTGCAGAAACATATATAATCTGTTCATGTTGCGTAACAATAGAATATTTTTTTGACTCTTGTTCAAAAATCTCATTTGCGTATTTAAGTACATTCATGCTATGAGACATACCATGTGATTCATCTATATTATAGCGGTTACAAGTTAAAAGAATAAAATGAAACAATTTGTTTAATAGGGTCATTTATAATAAATAACGAAATAGTTTTATATTACTTTACATTATCCTATTTGGTTGCTGCCTGCCTTAATGACCGACTTATCCACGTCATCTCTCTGTTTATTAAGATCACGACTTGAACCATCACTTATGTAAACATTTTTGGGAAACAATGACCAAATCCATTGTAAAATACCAATCAAGTACATTGCAATTGGACTACATATAAATGGATAAATGACTAGTCCAATCAAAATAAAGACATTTGTAGTTACTTTATTTTCCGACTTTACGAAAAGTATGCACAGCAAAAAACAAACCAATAGAATAATATATATCCAGCGAAATGCGGCATGCCAAGTCATTAATCCAGAAATTTCTTGCGAATTGTAGTAACTTTTTCTGTCATTTGTATAAATATCATTGCTTGCATAGTCTATTTTTTTTTTAAATTGTTTGTTTGTGGTTACATAATCCTGATATAATTCATTGGAGTTACTGAAATTATGAACGCTTGCATTGTATGCGTCATTTATTGCAACTGCATCCGTCATAGATTCATCAAAGTTGGATTGAAGTTTTTTTGCAATATCGCTTGCTTGTTGTGTTAATGAATCTTGTATAATTTGGTCATATGCCGTTTGTCCTTGTGAGTTTACGATATAATTTTTATAAGCTATATCCAAGTTTTGCGGAGCGGTATTCAATGTTTGCTGTGCTTGAATATAGGCTTGATAGTAAGAGGCAGTTAATTTGTCCGCTTGACAAGAAGGTCCACAAGCAACAGCTTGAGCTCCAGTTGCAACTAAATTATTAATACTATCAATCATACTTGATGTACTATTTTCACCTAATACGGCAGATGAACCTTGGCCCATTGTATAAATATAATTGTAGTTATATTATACGACTAAAAGATTATTCTAGGGTTTCCTCTACCTAATATACCTTACTTAATTAGAGTAGCTATACGAAGTAGAGTCACTAAAAAAAGAAGACACATTGTCTCCAAAGTTTTGGAAGACATTAGACAAATCTGTAGAAGACCCAGAGAGAGACCCAATATCTCCTATTTTGCATATATTATTTGTTTTATCATATACACTTCCAGCAGGGCAACAGGCAGAACCAACACAAACAGAACCGCTACCTGTGCTTGGTGCAATAATGCTACTAGTGGCTTGATTGGGTAAAATATTATTTATGGGATTATCTACAACACCTTGAATTTTAGGAGCAGTTGACTTATTAAATCCCCAATCATATTCGGAATAATTCATGTTGTCTCTTCTAAAGATAGACAATACTACAGGAATGACAATAAATAAAAAAACAATTGTTAGAAAAACCACAATGGGTCCAAAGAGTTGACCAGGAAGAATATTCTTCTTTTGAAGAAAAAACAACAAGGTAAATATTAATGCATAATATACTAAATAAGTCAATAATTTGGTTTGTTCTTGATACCAACCCGCATAGTAATTGTTGATTTCTACTTGACGCATTTTATTTATTTTTTGGTCATTTATATAAGCCATTTGGTTGTTCGCATCTATTGTTTCATTGTTGATAATGGACAATGCGTTTGCTTGAGTGGCTAAAGTATTTGTGTTATTCTGTAAATTATTCGCATATACACTATTCAAATTTGCCGTAGTAGACATCAATCCAGATATCGCAGTTTGCACATTTACAATCTGATTAGTAAGAACCATTTTTTGATCATTTGTAAGCGAACCCTGGCCATTATTTAACTGTGTCTCCAAGTTTGACTGCAGATTTTGTAATGCGGTTATATCCGCAGTTATATCGTTATAATCATTTGCACTTGGATTTACCATTTTGTATTGTTCTTATATAGAATATAAGAAGAATAATTTATACAAGTTATAAGTATTGATTTTATGCTTTTGCCTTGACTCTGTATACTCTTATACAGATAGCAATCGCAATAATGGCTAAAACAATCCACAAGATATATTCATAATTTCTTTGTGACACTTGTATAGAACTGTCATTTACAATCCGGTTAATTACGGAATTCATGTTTGTAAAACCTTGTCTAGTAGTAGTAGTACTACTGTTTATGTTTGATGAAGCAGCTTGCATATCTCCTTTATTATTCTGCATTATTTTTTTATGCGTTGATGTTGACTTTTGTATTTGACCATATTTTTCTTTCGTAGTTACACTTTTTTTTGGTGCGTTTTTAATTGCATCCACCTGTTTTTGTTTAATAGAAGCATTTAATGTTTTGCGCGAAGTTTCATCTTTTTCCTTATCTTTGTTGTTAACAACGGTACTATGGGTAAGAGCGTTTGTAGTCTCCTCGCTTTTATTTCCAATATGATTTTGATTTGCAACATGAGATCTACCAGACCAACTTTTTGTTTTTTCTAGAATTTGTCGTCGCAAGTCTTCCACTTTTTTCTTCAAAGCTAATAATGTTGGATCTTCTGTGATATTGGCTTGTCCAAAGGTGCAGTCAAAGTTTGGTGACATTTGAGACCCAAGTCCACCTCCATTGTTCTTGTATCTTTCCCAAGTGAGAGAATCAACCCCCATAACCCCTTTGGGACAACTTCCAGAAGTATTTATTTGTGGAACGCGATAATAAGTTGTTACTGCTGCTTTATTGTCTTTTTCTGTTGGCTCTCCATATTTGTTTGTCGTAAGATAAAATGCAGTATCTGCCTTCAATATGCTATTACATTTTGGATTATTGTTGCACGCTTTTTGGGCTTCTGCTAAACTTTTGTATGTAGATGTATTTAGATTACCTGTAACTGTGTGACTAGTGATATTAAATCGTGTTACAGAAACAGGATTTCCATCACTAGTAACATAGTTGCTATTTGACTTTGGATAACTTATCATAGATGATGGATACTGGTGCAAAACGCTATTTTCATCTACGAAACCAGCCATACCTAGGTCTTGGGGAACTCCAGCCTTTGTTATATCATATACAGCATTTGTGCCAACTCCACCCACCATGTGTTTTTGATTGTCCAGGTTACAATTAACTTTACGCGTGGATGTGTACAAAACAAGATACCCGGCATTAGGCCCAGTATTTTCCATTTTTAAATATGCCTTTCCGCTAAGAGATCCAATAAATTCACCAGGTTTTAATATAACTGATGGACTTTTTGTAGATACACTTATACAATTTCCATACTTGCTCTTAGATGCCGCGTACTGTGGATCTGGATCTTTTGCTTTTCCACCTGTTTTACTTTCAAATAACGTTGAGGTTACATTTGAAAGATTTTCTGATCCAGAACGAGGAGGGTCCCCTTTATATACTCCAAAATTTCCATTGTCTTGAACAAGTAAAAAATAGTTTCCAGTTGAACCCACGCCTGTTTTATATACCGCGTTTGCAGATCCTCCACCATACCACCTTCCATTGTCAAATGGAGATTGCTTACAAGATTGCGATCCATTGGTATAACTAGTAACAGCTCCACTTTTATCCTTTACAGCTGGAAGTGAGGGAAAATATTTTTTATTATTTGCATCAGAAAAATCTTTTTCCATACCAACCCTGCACTCTGCTCTCGTTAAACGGCTCCCCCCACCAGTAAGTTTTCCTGGATTCATTCCATTTTTTGTTCCGTTTTGTTCATTTTGGAGGGCAAAATAAGTATACCCATTTAATTCCGCATACTGTGAACAAAGATTGTAATCTAAATAATTATCTTTTATGCCTTGGTTCTTATAAAAAGACGCACTAGGAATTGTAGCAAACTGTCTAATATCTCCTCTGCTGTCTTGATAACAACCTACAAAATTATTACCAGATTGAGTTGTAAAAATAACATGATCTCCTGTTTGATTTAGTACCATCAACGCACCATGATTGTTAAATTGCAGTTGGGCACCTACAAGTTCTTGAGCAATAAAATTATCCATATTTGAATTTTTCCACAAAGCAGTGGTACCGGAAACAATATAAGAAGTATTGTCCTCAGTAAAAGGGACTATACTATTAGAAACAGCGCAGTATCCTTCACCATTTCCGTTTGGGCCTGCATTTTGAACTCCAAAATAACGGTATCCGTTATATATTGCAGCGGTTTTACAGTCATCATATGTAAATCTTTGTGCTTCTTTACTGGGTAGACTTGCTGTTGGATTGCCGTTAATATCTATATAACTCATCTTTTGATTTGAATTTGAAGCATAACATCCTTTATATGTAGGCTCTGGCATATTACTTGGTAAAATAGAAGAAACCATAATGTTTTTTCCTTCATTACCGCACTGTTGATTTTGGATCATAGAAGTTCCATCTTTCAAATGAGGTATCAATGTAGTTACGTCGTTTGTTTTTAATATTTTTAATGAAGAAGATGGACAATCATTTTTTCCTTTTATATTATTTAACTGTCCAGTTGGATATGTTTTTACAACACCCTGGTTCGTAACATAAGCATTAGTGCCATTTTCAAAAATAATATTGGTGTTTAAATAAGAATCTTTTTTGGGATCTACCCTATCAAAATAATTTTGAGCCTTGTCTTTCAAAACTTTAAAGTATGCATTGTATTGGCTTTCTGCAGCTATAAGTTGTTGTCTCAAGTTTGCAAGACTTTTATCTTCTGCGCTACCTTTTATGAGTCCTTGATCTTTATTATTTACAAAACTAGTTGATTTTATTGCTTGATTTTTTGATACAGTATTATAAGTGGGGATTGTTGTAGATCCAGCGGTTGGCATTAGTTTATAAGTAAATAGTACTATATTACTTATAGACAAAAATTGTATAATTGTAAAAAAAAAGTTTATTAAATAAATTACAGACAAATCAAATCAAAGCAAAGCTATATAAACTAATTAACTAACTATTAAACCACGAGCTAAGACAAACCACCTAACTTCGCTGCGCAACCACCTGGGCGTAACTTCGCCCGTCGCGGTAGTCTACGGAAATATCTCCATACTGGATTTTGAAAAGATTACTGCAAGCAACACTGCGGAGATGATCAATATCTTCCCACTTCTTGTTCTGCTTGTCCTTTTCGTGGGTCACGACATCCATGATCATGACAATCATGTCCTCCATAGAATACCCTAAATCCTTCATCTTGTTGGCGATTTGGTGGACGGTAATGTTGGGCATAACATCATTATCGCCCTCCTCCTCATCATCGTCGCTCTCCTCATCATCATCATAATCATCGTCAGCATCATCATCATCCTCATCATCAGAGGACTTGATGAGTTCTGTGCGGCACATGGGACACTCGTCACGATAAACAGCATTTTGAAGAAGACAACCAGTGTGGAACATGTGACCACAAGACGTTGTGCACTTGTTGTTTGCGCAACCAGCGTCAAACTCCTCAAAGCAAATGCAACAAGAATCTAGAGCATCCATCTTTTCTCAATTACATAAACACTAATAACCCAATATAGATTGCAAACCCACCACTTGATACTTATTATACATTATCATAATCATCCATTTTCCATTTCAATTTTTTTTGGAAGGGGGAAGACTATGAGGAACCTACCAATTCCCCCTAACGCAGAATCACATATAAAACAACTGCCAAGGCAATCATTGCAGAAATTGTCAACATACCAAGAGTATAAACAATAAAAGAGAGAACAAATCCCAAAGCGATCCAGTTTACGGGCATTAGTTTTATTTCAAACTTGATTACACATAGCACGAAAATTAACAAGCCCAAGACAAGTAAAAAAACGCGATATAACATTTGTGACTGGTTGATTCCCAGTACACTGTCTCCACTTTCTCTAGTCAAGGCATTGTATTGATTTAGCAAATCTTTTATTTGTTCTCGCTGTTCTAAAAGTGCACTATAACTGTTGTTCACTCCATTATTCGTATTATTCAATAATGCATTATAGTCTTGCATCAAATTAGGATTTGCAGAAATAATCGCGTCCGCACTATTTAAACTGTTTATTAACGATTGATTCGCATTTTTCAGTTGAATCAACGCATAAATTTGATTTTTAACAAAAGAGTAACTATTTGCATTTGTTGAAGTCTGTACAACGCCAAGTCCGTCTATCAAAGTGCATGTATTAATACTTGCGTTTGATATATAAGTAGCTCCAGTGCATTTTGAGTCAGCATCACATAGGGCTGTGCAGGCTGCTTGATTTTGTACTGCTTGTACTGTAGGCCCTTTACCAAGAGACATTGCGGGTAAATACGTTTGACCTTTATTTGTGGTATATGTACTTGAACTATTCAGAGCATTTACATAATTTGTTTGGGCTTGAGTGTACGCATTTTGTTTCAAAGTAATATCTGCCAGAGCATTTTGCATTTGCGCAACCGTACCATCTGCTGTAGTAGGAACACTTGAAGTAGTAACGGGTCTATAATTTGGCTCACTATCCATAAATGGTGTCTGTTGCTTTTGTAGAGTTGGAAGTAAACTTTGTAATTGTTGTAGAATGCTTGTTCCTGTTGGCATATTATATATAATTATTTTCTATATATTATCAAGAGAAAACTTGGGCTTACAGAGGGAACCACACGATTCCCCATTAATGTCTACGATACACATAAAACAAAATAAATAACATTCCGCAAGTTACAGCGATGGATTTACAATCTTGGTTGAATTTTGATATGCTGCCATATATTGAAGAATCCAAGTCCTTACTTTTATGAATAAGAATATCAAAAGTGCTAGAGTCTATTTTTTTATCACACGGACCATTATTATACGAATTATATTTTTGCGACACTAGAATATTGGGCAATTGAAACTTCTTATTATTGTTATAATGATAATCATTATTACCATTTGTTTTTCTAAAAAATGAAAACATGAAACGGATTTGTGTAATTTATCTCTTATATTTGTTGAATAATAGATAAATGGAATAATTATCGCGTCACTTACTTTGAAGAAAGTAAAATCCAGGAACTTACTGTTTTATACTAGGATAAAGCTTATGCTACTGCTGCTTTCGGATTTAATATTGGTATATTTGCTGTTGCAGCTGCTATAGTTGATGGAATAGACTTGCGAAAAATACGAAATATGAGTGTTAAAGCTAAACAAATACCAATAAACAAAGTAAGGTTACTTATATAAGAATTGAAATACATTGTGGTATAATCATCTTTCATAACACTTGCAGTATCTATTTTTCCCTCGTATAAAGAAAGTTGGTCACTATATTTTTTATACGCTTTTTTTTCTGCTGTTAAATTTGTATTTAAAATATTTGTGGATGCATCTATAGAAGTTATATCTGTTTGTATACTTGAAATAGTTTGAAATAGATTATTGAAAGCATTTTGAATATTTTGTCTGTCGCTAAAAAAAATACTTTGTGCGCTGTTGGAGCTCGTTGGATTTTTATTATATGTAACAAAGTCTTTTTGATACTGTGTTAATAGACCAGGCAACTGTTCGTGTAATGTTACAAGTTGTCCGTTGTATTTTTCATAATTATTATCAATTGTTTCTGGAGTATCTCCTATATTAGATGGCATAGTTTAGTTTACTTTTATATATATATGCTTTTAGAAAAATATGCTTTTAGAAAAAGCATGGCAAAATGGCGCCCAGTCTGCGACTGGCCGCGACTTCGTGACTCTTGTACCAAGAGAATCAAATCCCTCTACAACAATATTGTGAAACGCTGGTGCCTTGAAAAGGCACCTGCAATTTTGCCGTACTTTTTTTAAAAGTACCTAGACACAGATCCTGTAATAGGGCGTTTGAATTGCCGTTTTGCTTGGACGAATAATTTCGCATATTTCTCCAGGACGAATGCAAATGGCTTGAGAAACTGGATCAAATCTGGAAATTTCTGGAAACTGTTCATTTGTTGTAATATTGTATTTTGTTTTAATAGCATCAACCTCTTCCATATTGATCACTTTATGTTTTGGTACAAGCGTGTGCTGTAAAATGTTGAATTGTAATCGTTTAATACTCTGAATAACGATAAATATACCCTCTGTTTCCCAAACATGCTTTAAATAATTCATCAAGGTGTCGTTGGCTTCATCCTTTACAACAATAAACAAAATGTCATTCTTTGTTAAAATCTCTTCTAGATTGAACAAGTCGTCAATCATTTCCTGGACGTTTTGTGGACGAATAGATTTTGTTAAATAGTAACGAATATAAATTTTTGTTTGTACGGGCGACTTGTTTTTTTCCAACAACATGTCAAGTTGATTGTTTTGAAACATGGAGTTGATCTCGTTAATACTAAAGTTCTCATAGTCTTTTGTATTATACCCATTGGATTCCATCAAGGTCACCACCGTTTTCCTGGACTTGTACACCGAAGATATGATACTGCTTGAATTTTTTGCCATGTTTGCTCTACCTTATTATAGTAAAGAATATTTTAAGCTCTTTTAAAATCAATTTTTACTGGGTGTTCCTTCTATCCCCTATCAAAAAAAATTGAAATAGATTTTTAAGAATAAGTATAATGCATAATACCCCAGCAGACATATAGTTGTCAAAGTATCAAGTCAAGACAGTCAGTCAATCCAACCCATTCAAGATGTCTCGTCACTTCTCTTCCTCTTCCAAGGTCGCTCCTTCTACCAAGATGCACTGCAAAGTGTGCCAGGATCACGGTCTCCCCGTCTCTGTGTTCACAGGACACAATGTGCGATCAGGCGGCAAGATCACATGCATTACCCTCCTTGCATCCAACTGCCTCAACTGCGGCAAGACTGGACACACTGAGAAGTACTGCACAGTCAAGGAGAAACCTGCCAAGGAGTTCAAGATGACAGACGACAAAGCGCCCAAGGCTGTGATCATCTCCAAGAAAGTTGGCGGAGCCTTTGCAGATCTTCTCTGCGATGATGACTCCAGCGAGGATGAGGATGATAAGGAGCCTGTTCACTCTGCGACACCTGGCAAGACGATCAAGAAGGCAGTCAACATGAATTGGGCAGAATTGTCTGATGACGAAGACAATTAGACATAGCTGGGAATAACAACAACGGGTAAGTTATTATTCATATTCATATTCACATTCACATTCACATTCATATAACAATATACATGCAAAAGTAAAAACAAAATTCAAATAATACAAAAACGTACTTGTATTATTTGTAACACTGTAATATATTGTATTTTTTTTATCTAGTAATCAATACTAACCAAAAGAGACTGTTTTGGTTCCACTACCACCACCACCACTCTTTACTTCGTCTCCTTTGTTTTCTTCTTTTTCATTTTTGTTTTCACTTTCTTCTCCGCTTTCTTTCTCTTTCTCCTTTTCTTTCTCTTTTTCTTTTGATGAATCTTCTTCCGGAACATTCAAAATAGATTCTGCTGTTTTCTTTTTCGCCATGGAATTTTTCAAAACCATTATTTGATCTCGCAAAGGTAAAGATCTAATTTGTTTTTGACTTCCAATTGGCATCTTGCTAAAAAAATCTTCCAACTCATCGTCTCCAAATCTCACTAATTCTGGCGGAGGAGACTCTGTGGGGCTACTTGGACTGTATATTTTTTTAGCCATTTGCATTTCCGGTGTTGAAGTTTTATTTGGATTATAAGACGCAGGGCTACCTTTCTCACTCATTTGATTGGAATCTATCTCTCCAGATTCGGGTTGGTATGCCTCATATCCAGGTCCCTTAGGATACTCTGCATTTACAAAAGGAGGAGAAGAACTACTAGGTTCTTGCTCAACGAGTTCAGGGGAACTTTCTTCTTCTGTCGTTTCTTTCTTTTTAAGCGGCTTTACAGGAGTCTGGTATGCTTTGGTTTGTATTTTGGTTACAGCATTTTTATACCTGCTAATGTATTCTACAACTGGATCTACAGTACTATCTTTTGCTGGTGCAGTCTGCACCAACTTCAACTCTTGATCTGTTACTTTAATAATATTATCAGAAAAGGACATGCTCATCAACTGGTCAATATTTTCTTCCGTAATAATGCGCATTTGCACATTCATTCCCTGCAACTCTTGAATCAACAGTTTCAAACTATAAGGTATACGCAGCAAACTAAAAGACCGCCCATATTGACTCATCATCTCTATATTCATTTTTCCATCCAAACTAGTGTGAAATTTGACCGCACCATCTACAGCAGGACTCAAGTATATATTTTTATCCTTGTTGTATATCGCAATCATTCCAGTCTTGTTGCAAACTGCCATATAATACTCATCTCCTCTTACCAAAAACGATTCATGTAAAAAGTGAGAAGCTCCATGACTAATAATCGCGTCGCGTTCCATTTCACCAATGCGTAATCCTCCATCGTTTGCCCTGCCTTGTACAGTCTGTCTTGTGAGTGCTGTCCTAGGTCCGCGCGCTCTATAATTGATCTTGTCTTTTACCATGTGTTTGAGTCGCATATAATAAGTGGGTCCAATGAAAATATCAGACTGCAACTGTTCACCCGTGAAACCATTATACATGAGCTGGTTCCCAGAACTGTGAAATCCGGCTTTTTTCAACATGCCTCCGTAAAGTTTTGCATTAGACCCTTTGCTTTGAAACGCGGTGCAGTCTCCAAATCCTCCGTAATAAGTACACGCTTTTCCAAACAAGCATTCAACAAGCTGTCCAATCGTCATGCGGCTTGGAATCGCGTGGGGGTTAATAATCAAATCCGGTCTCACACCATCCGCTGTAAATGGCATGTCTTTTTCCGGAATAATAAGACCAAGAGTGCCTTTTTGACCTGCACGACTCGCCATCTTGTCGCCAATTGCCGGAGTACGTTCCTCTCTAATGCGAATTTTGGCCAAGCGAAATCCCTGTTCACCCTCTGTCATAAAAGACTTGTCTACGTGACCAAGCTGCCCTTTTTTAGGCATTACAGAAGAATCCGTGTATGTATCCAAGCTGCTCGTAATCTTTCCAATCAAAGCCATTTTGTCGTCTAAAGCAGTGCCTTCTTTCACTAAACCCCATTCATCCAGGTGACTGTAGTCGTATCCGGGTTTAATACCTACAACAGGATATTTCATGACATCCCCAAAAAAAGAATTCGTTGTTGATCCAGCCACTTTGCTGCTCTCCTCGCGGGATTCATACATGGAATAGTAAGTTGTGCGGAAAATACCGCGATCCACCGCCCCCTGATTGATCAAAATTGCGTCTTCTACATTGTAACCAGTGTAAGACATGATGGCAACAATGGCATTCACACCATAGGGCATTTGTTCTTTATTAATGTATTCTAAATATCTGGATTTGATCAAGGGGATCTGTCCGCTGTTCAAGACGACTCCCATCTTGTCTATTCTCATCTGGTAGTTGGAATGATAGAGAGAAACAGCTTGACGTGTTTGGCCACAAGAAAACGCATTTCTAGCATAAGGATTATGTTCTGGATAATTGATCATATTTCCTAAAAATCCAAGCAAGAAAGAAGAATCAATCTCCATGTTCGTATAATATTTACTCTTCTTCAAGTCTTCCGGGTTTGTTGCTATGAGAGAACTTTCTGCTTCAGATGAATCCAAATAATCTATAAAAGACGCGTACTTAACAAGATCTTCATTGTCCGCGCTAGAATAAAGATCCGTTATTTTCCAATACAACTTGTTGTTTTTTATATTGAAATCTTTTACTTTTTTTGGTTTGAACCCGGCCACCACCTGTTCCCAAGTGGCTTTATTCTCATCAAGCAACTCTACCAACTCTTTGCGGTTATAACTGGGTTTTGTGTCGTCTGTAACATAATAGACCGGTCTAGTAAGTCTCCCAGCATCTGTATAAATATAAATTTCATTGTTCTTGTAGTCAAACGAGATGCTTGTAAAAACAGGAATCACACCGTTTCGCCGTAAAATTTTCATATTTTCCACGATTTTAATAGGTTCATCAATGACTCCTATCCAATTTCCATTCACAATTATTTTGGACAAATTGGACAAGTACCTTGGAGTGCACTCTTGAAGCAATTTCATAGGTGTATTCATACGCAACCAACGTATCAAGGGATAACTGGAAAATCCGCTAGTAATATAGGCACTAATTGTTAAATGTTTGTGAAGTCCAATATTTCCACCATCGGGCGTATCTACCGGATCAATAAATCCCCATTGCGATCCATTGAGATGTCGCGGTCCAACCACCTTTGCGCTGGCGTCTAATGGGAGATTGAGTTTTCGCATTTGTGACATGAAAGAGTTCCAACTAAGACGATTCAAATCTTGAACAACCCCTTGCCTTTTCGTATGCTCTTGCGAACCCCAGTTTCCTTTGAATGCCTTCTTAAATCCGGTTTCAACGATTCTCTCTTTGAAGAAGTCGCGATAGTTGTTGGCAATCAAGTTGATGAAATTGTCCTTGTATTCTTTACGATGGTAATAATGCTCTTCATCAATGGTTTTGGCAATGGCCCTCTTTTGAATCAAGTAGTACTCGCGAAAAAGATCGTATATCAAACTTCCAGACTGCTCAATACGTTTGAAGCGAAAGCGATCGCGATCCGTAGGACTTTCTTCCTTGTTGAACACACGCAACATTCTTAAAACCATATTGCCCACAAAATACGCCTTGTCCAAGAAATTCGTTGTGCCAATATGTGGTAAAAAATAGTTCATGAGAATATCCAAGACACCATTTACCGTTTTTCTTTTGGTAAAAGTGGCGATAAACTGGAGCGCGGATTCTTGGTTGAATACCTTGTTTGCATCGTGAACAGAAGGAGTAAAATGGTCAATATATTCAGAGTTTTTGTCCAAGTCAAGCAAACAAGTTTCTATAATAGACTTGTCAGAGAGAATCCCCAGTGCCCGCATAACAATAAATAAAGGCATTGGTTTTTTCACGTTTGGAATCGCAACCACAATTTGATTGTTGGTGAGCGTGGCACCGGGCGCCACAATTTTAACAGAAGATGTGCGTATGGGTTTTGACGGATCCTCAGAAACAGAACGGATTTCCGCGGAATGGCTATATAACTCGCCTTCTTTGTAAGCGCGAATATACAAGACATTGTCTGCGAATTTTTCTTGCGGAATAATCACCTTTTCCTTTCCGTCAATGATAAAATATCCACCGTAATCATGTTTGCATTCACCCATATTGAAACGGACATTTGCAGCTAGAGACCGGAGGATACAGAGGTTGGATTGAAGCATAATAGGAAATCTACCAAGATACATTTTTTCAAGCGTCATTGTGTGTTCTTTTCTCTCGCCGCCTTCTGTATAAAACATCTCCACGTCTACATCATAGTGTATTGTTGTTCCATATGTCATATTTCGTAGTCTTGCATCGTTTGGATACATAAAGTGAGCATACGTATTATCATAAATCATAGGTTTGCCATAATATATTTTTCGCCCATCTTTTCCACCTAAATAGAGAAGACACTCGTTGGGCAAAATAGTTTTACCACTTTTCTTTTTTTTACCTGGTTCATTAGCTTCGCTCTCTTCATCTTCTCTCTGTATAAATCTCACAGGATTGTTCTCTTTGAATATGCGGTAAATTCCGTCTTGAAAAAAGTCATTATAAGATTCTAAATGATGGTTTACCAAATTGCTTGGATTATCTTTAAAATAGAGATCAATAAGCTTCCATGAAATTTCCATTATGAATTACTTGTTATATTATACAATCATAATCTTTATTATAGTATAACTTACATTTGCTTCACATACCACTCTTTTTATTTCAACTAAATGATTTATTTACATTTTTCTCGTGCAAAAGTGTAAATAAATTTTTTATATTTTATATTTTCTATATTAAATATATAACATAATAATAGTAATATTTTTCTAATGAGTCATTTAATCAATGTTCACAATAAAAAAATACTATTTATGGGATATGGTGGAGTTGCAAAATGTGTTTTACACTACTTTCCAATGTATTTTAATTTTGACTATAAAAATATATTCATTATAGATAAATGCGAAACAACTATTTATGGACCAAATTTAACAAAAATTCAAAAAAAAAATATAGTTGTTATGGATATAAATTCAAATAACTTTGATAACTTAGTTAAATCAATCGGACTTGGTGTTGGTGATATCATCATAGATATGACTTTTATGTCAAATAGCTATTACTTTATACAATGTTGTTTGTTGGAAGGTTTCAATTATATAAATACGAGTATTGAAGATAACAATGATAGTTTTATTGGAACTTCTATTGACTTACAACAAAAAATTGTAAAACAAATATACCAAAATTGTAAACTTAAAACAAAAATTCGCAGCAATATATTAACAGAGTTTGGTCAAAACCCAGGATTGATTCAACATTATGTATTATACTCATTAAATGAGATGCAGAAAAAATACAATAATACAAATAAAGATGATTTTAGAAAAGAAACACTTCAAAAAGTTATAAATGATTATAAAATTGGAACTATTTTCTGTAGTGAAATTGATAATATAGTTAAACACAAAGACACACCTATGAAACAAGATACTATTTATAATACTTGGAGTGTTGGTGGCATGTTATCAGAAGGATTAGATAAAACAGAATTGGTTTGTGGAATGGGTAATAAATTTATAAAACCAAGTATTCCCAAAAAAATAATTGATACAAATAAAATGAAAATTTTGCCAAAATATAAAAATCAAGGGTACGAAGTGATATTTTTGAAAAAAACCGGAATACAAAGTACATTAAATTCAATTTGTCCTATTATTGATAAAAATGGTAAAATAAAATTTGTAAATTTTCGTGGAAGCATGATTCATCATGGCGAAACGTTTGAACTTGGACAATACTTTGGTAAAAATTCACCCTTTATAACTTATGTGTATAAATTAAATAAATATGCAGATAAATCTATAAGACAATATTTTAAAAAAAACAAATTAAGTGACGATCATGATTTAAAAATGCAAGTGTTAAATGATTGTTCCAGTTTTTCTGTATTGAATAACATAAATAAAAAAAGTAACGATTCTTTAGTTGGTCATGATAGTATAGGGTGTACTATTTTTTGTGGAAAAGACAAAATAGATAATATATTTTGGTGTGGTTCTATTTTAAGCCATGATGATAAAAATGTAGACTCAAATTTTACTCCTACCATAGTTCAAGTAGCAGCTGGACTGTTGTCTGGTCTTTCTTATATTTTGGAAGAAAAAAACAAAGCTCATGGACTGTATGAACCATGTGACTTGGACACAAAATATATACTTAACAAAAGTATTCCTCTTTTAGGAAAATTTTTTTTTACAGAAATACCAAGAGAAAAATTTGTTAGTAAAATTGAATATAAAGTAATTGAATAATAGGGATCAATATCCTAGGTATTCTGCAATAAGTATAATATGATTTCAAATGAAAAAGTATTTAAAAAGAACAAGCGTACATAATGTTATAAGGATTTTCATAAACCCGGGTATGTTCAAGCTAACGATTATTACTCCCTCGCAGCGAGCGCAAAATTTGAAGAGAATCAAAGAATCTATCTGCTTTGAATTTGTAAGCGAATGGATCATTGTATATGATAAGCGATATTATGAAGAAGTTCCTGGTATTTTCTCTCAAGATGACCAGAATGAAGGAGGAAAAATCAAAGAGTTTACTTACTACGTGGATGGCGATGTGTGGGGAAATGGACAACGCAACTATGCTTTGGATCGTATTGAAGACAAGGATTCTTATCTGTATTTTTTGGATGATGACAACATCATGCACAAATCTTTTTTCCCTTGGTTCAAGACACTTACAGAGAGGAAAATGTACACTTTCAACAATTTTTACCATCAATATCGCGTGGTCAGCAAAGGTAATGATATTAGAATTGGTAAAATTGACACTGGAATGCTTTTGGTTCATTATGATATTTGTAAAGATTTGCGCTGGGAAAGAGATATGTGTGATGCGGACGGGCGTTTTATTGTGGCGTGTAAAGAGAGAAGCGAAGACGCCTATGAATACTTGGACGTTATTTTGGCTTATTATAATAATTTGAGACAAACATACTAATAAAAATAAAATTGAATTTATTTATTAAGACGATTTAAATATATATTTGCATAGTTATATATTTAGATTTTTAATCACCATGTTTTCTTGTTTCAAACGAAACACTGTAAAAGTAGCAGACGCAGAAACAAATAAATATACAATGGTTTGTACTCTTTGTTCTAGTAACAACACTGTTTTTATTTTAAAATGCGGTCACCATATTTGTGCAAAGTGTTATAATAAAAATAAAAAATTATGCAAAGAATGTGAAAATAAACGCATGCAGTTTCGCATTTTTTACAAGCCTTGAACAAATCTACTGAAATGCTGACAATTGTGTGTATACAAATTCATGGGGGTTTTCCATTCAAGTATTTTGTTGAAAAAGTCTTTCAAATTTTCGTTTTTTATATCACTAACGACAAAGTCGCTCATCTGCTGTGACCTTTCATAAGGAAAAATTGTAGAATTTATTAAACGTATCCATTCTTCAAATATTTTTTCCTCTTCATTTATTGTTACAGTTGGAATCTCTCTTATTCTAACTTCTCCAGGAACATTATTACCAATTGCAAGTTTTAACCAAGTTTTGGGATGTGACTGGTTGATTGGACTGTAATCTAATGTGTAAACATGTGGACTATATAAAAAAGAACTGGGTTTATCTGTACTAACAACTACAATATGATGTTGTTTAAAATGATTTGGTAAAAAATTAAATACGGCACCTTTCAAAACCTTTGTTTGTATCTTTGTTTGTCCTGGAACAAACATTGTCATAGAATATAATAAAAGCGAAACGAATTTAAAAAAGGTTATCATTATGTCTTATGTTTATTATCTATAATATAATATAAAAATTAAATATTTATATTATATTTCACAAAAATACATTAAATGTCTTTTTCTCCCACAACAATAGATGTATCTGTATCTGTATCTGTATCTGTACTTGTAGTTGTAGTTGTATCTTCTGTATCTTTTTTATCTTCCTCTGGTTGAGTTTTAGTTTGCTTTTTCTTTCTACGAGTTCTAAGAGCTGCATTAGCCGGCTTCCTATTTTTTTTCAAACTTCCACTTCCACTTCCACTTCCTGATTTTTTCGCCTTTGATTTTGTTGCGCTTACATCAGTTGTCGTAAATAAAGACCAAGGTTGACTGGGACGGTCTCTCAAATAGGGTTCTATGTGTTTCCATTGGCGATGTTTGTCGCAAAACGCCTTCTTGTCAAATGCAGTGCCACAAGAACTGCCCCAGCGCATCCAGACAGACATTTTCTTGGTGAGTTCGCTGTCCGTAACAGCACCGTCTACAGCCCCACGAGGTTGAAATGGTTTGGGTCTGCTGGGGTCTGACATGTACTCACGCGCGTCTAATTCATAATGCGAACAAACCGTACGAGAACAGGGATTTTCTTTGTTCAAGTACACATCATAATGGTCTGCAATTATCTGCTTTCCATTTTCTACAGTAATCTTCCCCTTGTACTGCTCCATCAAGTCCGGCAAACGGACTTGGCGCGAACCTTGATGCCGTCTTATGTCACAGTAACCAGTATTTCCACATTCCAAATTGCGAAGTTCCGGATCAAATGCCACATTGCAACCAATGAAGTAACCGTCTTTTTTGATTTCTGTTTTATGGTATTTAAGACCTAACTCTATACGCATAATTTCGCCTGTGTTTGTATCTCCAAATAGCCAACTGTTTGCATAGTCACCAGAATTTCCATCTAATAAAATTTTCTCATACTCTTTCAAATTTTTCCCGTACTGCATCGCTTTGCGGATACGACAAGAAATAGGCAAATTATTTTCAAATTTGGAAAATCCGCCAATGGTTGTTTCCGTCCCCATAATACCTGCACCCGTTACAAAGACATCACTTCCACTCCATATCCAACAAGGATTGGTCTGCAAAAGCATGCGTTCGCCTTGACTGCCTTTGTAGTCGCTTGGTTTAATATCCAACATCACGTTGTAGTATTGGCCATCTAAGAAAGGGCAGAAACTGTTGTGCGCCATCACAATAGTTCCGCCCTCTGTGTATTCTCCACACGCAATAAATCCGCTGCAACGATCTGCGGATCCACCTCCCTCGCCCCTGGTATGTTTATTCTCTGTTACAGATCCTCCCATGTTTGGAAACCAATATTCTAATAAACTGATGGAATTATTCCAGGCAATAATTTCGTCTAGCGTCGTTGGAGTTCCACCCGCCACACATCCTTCTGTAATTCCTTCCATTTCTTCGTAAAATTCCGGAAACTCTTTTTGAATACGGTCATTGTACAATTCTTTGGATTTAGGAACAAAAAAATCTTTCCATGAATATCCCATCTCTTCCATGCAATTGAATTCTATTGTCGTTTGAATTTCTTTGAATTCTTTGGCGCCCAAAAAACCTATTGCGTAGCCTCGTTCTTTAGGTGTTCCGTGGACAGACATGTAAATCCAACCGTCTTTTTCATAGGACATACCATTTTTTGTAGTTGTTTTGTTCATGTTTACTAAATATATACGTATAATATATATTGCTATAATAATTCATATGAGTCATCCTACACACAGTCCTTTAGAAAATTTTTTTTTTGAAAATATAAATCGTTATTATCAAGGAAGTGTTGGAGCAAAAAATGAACTCATTCAATGGTGTACTCATACGTTTCTTGGTTACCAACAAGAATTTGAAGCAAAATATGGATCAGAATATCGCGGAAGATATCCAGATACCCCAACAGAACCAATATTAAAAGAAGATTTATTTTTACTTTCTGTTATATATTTTTTTAAATCCGTAGTTGGTGACGGTAGACTTCAATACGAAATCCCAGGAAGTACTTTAGAAGCATATGCACAAAGTGCCTATGGTATAACAAATATCACAGATACATTACAATATGTTAACCGGTTTAGAGCGATGCATGGTCAATATCCCGTTTCACTAGGTGAAATAGCCAGTCCTGGATTTTCAAAAGGCAACTATATTTTTTCAAGATGCGTCTTCTTATTAGCGATGTTTAATTCACCAGAAAAACAGAACAGTCCACTATCTTCCTATCAATTAATACATAATTTGCTTTTACAAAGTGTACAATCGACAACAGTTTCACCGGATCGTATAGTTAGACCAAGTCAATGGCCGTTTCCTAGTGGCGTTCCTGGTGGTGGGAAAAGAAGATCTCGTCGCAGAAAAACTGTTTCCAAAAAGAAAAGGAAATACAGAAAATCTAGAAGATATGGATACAGATCTAAAAAAATACAAAAGTAACAAAGTGACTTTGTAGTCAATATATTTTTTTTATTTTATATTTTTTGAAGAGGAAAGGAATCAAATCAAGTAATCCATTGTTTACTCCTAACTTACTTACTCACTTACTCACTCACTCATTCACAGTTGCACCGAATTTTATGGTTAATAAGAAAGAATGCCGCCGCCTTATGCCTATCAAAAGCATCCAAAAGAAACTCCCCCTCACAAGAATGATCCAGGCCGTATTTCTTAAGCAGCTTAAACGCAGTACTACTCTCCGTATAATTTCCACACGTCATACAGTTTGCTGCACTAAAACTCTTTTCATTTTCGTAAAATCCTCCCGACCAACAAGGCGACTGACGATTAAACCTAGGACGAGTGAGATTCACGATCCAATGAGGACCATCTTCAATAGACGAAATTGGTGTCAACCGCGAAACAAATCCGCCGTTGAAGTGACCCGCGAGTGTTGTCGCAAAGTCATTGTGGCGCTTTTTGGCAATTTCCGTTGCTGTTTCCACGTCAAAGAAACAGAAACTTTTCACGACATGTAGAACATCATAAGGGAGCCCACCGATCGCCCCCACCACTAACTCTTTGTAAAACGTCGTCATCTTTCCATTTTCCTTTCAAAGATTCAACGAAAAACCATTTCAATTTTTTTTATCGCTTATTTTGTAATTAAATTTCATTAGTATTTTTCTAATGAAATTTATTTATTTATTTAGTTACATACATTATTTTATTTTATCTGATTAACTCGTCATCACCATAGCCAAAATCACAAACATAAGAATAAAGGGTAGAAGAACAAGGAACCACGAAATTTCTTTGTGACCATCCTTGCACATCAAGTTCAAGATGTATGTCCAGAAAAGAATGTATACGAATTTCAAGATAAAAATCATAATGGTGCTGGGAACGCGGCGGCTAAACGATCCTAAAGTATAACGCCCATTATTTCCCAAGTTTTGAAACATGACTAAAACTAATCCAACCATGGAAAGAATGAAATAAAATGCGGCAGGTGTGCACAAATCTTTAATTTTTCTTGGGAATGCCATTATAAATTATTGATAGAAAAAAATTAAAAGTAGAGGGAACCATTAGGTTCCCCCAACTACAACTATAAACTAGGGGATTATCTGGTTTGAACGGCAGGTACACGACTTGCAGAAGAAAAATTTAGATAGCCCAAGTTGTCTTTGCCCGCACTTGAATATTGATCTAACCACGGAGATGAAGAAGGAGGAAGTGATTTTCCAGCCAATGTATTGTACGCATTACCAAGATCTGATCCAATTCCGCCAAATATTCCACCTAACCCAACTCCACCACCTCTTATTCTTTTACTTCTTTTATGTCTTTTAGTTTTTTTTACTCTTCTTGTTTTTCTTCTTTTTCCACCACTTTGTTTTGATGCTCCAACAGATCCAATTCGTTCTTGTCCCGGAGGGATATCTACTTGTACACCGCTATACGTATTCAACCCTAATTGTGACCCACCTCCGTGTGGCCAACTTTGCGGATTGGAGCTCCATTCATTCCCAACAAGAGGTGCCGGAACACCACCACCTCCACGCATCATACAAGATCCACACCCACCACTCTGACCCGTGTATGCTAAAGGAAAATCTGCCTTATTAACAGACATTGTCCTGTTTGGATCATATGCTAAATTTCCACCTCGCATAGATCTTTTTCTTCCGTGACAACCTTTCATGTTCCATATGTATTTTTTTCCTTTTCCTCTTGATAATTTTGGCATGTTCTTGATTTACCTCTTCTATATATTACGCAGACAAAATCCGGGGTATATTTTCGTTATTTTATAATTTTTTCAAGAGATTAAAATCCAGTAACCTACCCCGTAACCAAAACCGGGACGGGGGTTACGGGGTGTCCCCGTAACTACTCAATATCCACATGCGTGAGCATATGGCGCCTGCAACACATTTTGGTCATATTAAGATCATCTAAAACATGTCCTTCCGGGGTCTTGTCGTGAAACTCTTTCGTCAAATAAATCACCTTCTCTAGATCAATTCCCTTCGCCAACTTCTTCTTACGCACTTCTTCTAAATAATAACGGTACTTGTCCGCTAGGACATTGCCGCAGGTAAAACACTTCACTGGGATAATCATTTTGTATGTGCGATTCTTCTTGCTTTTATCTATATAGAGATATCTTTAAATTGGTTTCAAATTTCTTTTGACTATTATCTTTTTTTTGTATTCTTTTTTTTTCTTCGGTATCTTTTACTTTTCTTTTTTGTTTTTTTTATTTTTTTTGTTTTCTTTTTTGTTTTATTTGTTTTTTGTCCTCCCCAATTTGGCATACCCATTTCAATGTCTACAGGTACAGCATATTTTTCAAAACTTTGAACCTCCTCTGGAGTAACATGTTTAGTATTCGTAACAGAACAAGAATGATCAATAATATTGATGTAACACAGAGGATCTGTAACAAACCCTTTGATAACTTTTACCAATTCACTCATAAAAATAAAGTTATTAGAATTTGGATCATATGTTCTTGTAAGATATGTAAAAATTGTGGTTCCTACTGGAACGGTTACTCCCAATGCTCTCACAAATTCTACAAAATTTACGGAATCCAATAAATTTATTTTTGAATTTTTTGCTTCTGGGAAAACATAGTGTAATTTATTTGCGTTTTCACTGTACTCGTGGACAGAGACGACATAAATACCTTGAATAATTGGAGTTATACAAGACATTATAGTTTCTAATCGTGTTGGTGGTACTACAGTAAACTGTTTGTCAAACGTAATAGGATAATATATTTTACAAACTTGTGTTCTGTCCATTTCTTGTTCGTATGTTGAGTCCAATAAATTGTTATATTTTTCATTCAAATCATCTGCATAAGTTTTCAATATATGTAATGTACTCGTGATGTTATTTTCACGAAATCTTTCATTTAGTGGAGGTAGTATATTGGTATACTCAATAAAACGTGTAGTTACTGCTTCTTGAAACTTGCCGGCTTTGCTAAATAGTCTAACATTATCAAATATGCGTTGTTTTTCTTCTGGAATGTTGAATTGACTAATATTTCCGTGCGTTACTATTGCAAGAGTGATGATTTTAGAATTCATAGGAACACTAGGTACAGTAGAATAACTCATTTATGTATAATATGGTAAACTAGAGTAAACGTTACTATATTATATTGGTATTTTTAGTTTTGTTCTTTGGGTTGATAACAGTTTCCTGCTTCCTACACATATTTTGACTTGATTTGGTATATAACCGCATTCATACTTTATTTGGATTAGTAAAATATAATGTTTTCTCTATATATTTTAACACATGTCTCAAACTAATACGGATAGTCAAGGAACAAGAACTACAGTAGGAGATGACTACGATTCTGATGAAGAGCATGAAACAGATCAAAAATTAGCACAAGCATTTTATAGACAGTTCAATTTACCAAATCCCAGCGAACAACATGTAAGTGATAAAGCTTCTCAAGCTAAAATAAATAAATGTGTTGAAGAAACTGCAAATACAAATACTATTAGGGCTGTATTGTCAAGACTAGATAGTCTTATTCAAAGAGAAGGGGAAACTACAGAAAAGAAAAAACAATGGATTGAAATGAAAAAACGTAGAATGGATAGTATAACCAGAGACTGTATAGCAAAAATAAAATTAGATAAATATTTGGAAGATGAACTTAAGAGGGATGAACGCAGTAGTCCCGATATCTTTAAAAATCTTAGTGAAAGTGCGACTCTAGGTGGATCTAGATTCAGACGAAAATTATTTCATAAAACAAAACGTGAAAATAAAAAACGCTCACAGACAAAAAAAAGAAGAAAAAAAAACAAATCTAAAAAAATACGCGGTCGTCGTTAACATAATTGATTCTCCCTACCAAAGTCATCTTCGTATCTCACAATATCATCCTCCCCCAAATAGTCGCCAATCTGCGTCTCTACAAACTCCAATAAGTCCTCACCAATATTTTCTATACGGTGCAAGGTCTTTTTAGGAATATATACATATTGGTTCGCAGTAAGAGTCAAAAAGTCATTACCCAACTGCATCTTTCCAGTGCCCTTGACGATGACCCAGTGCTCGCTTCGCATTTCATGTGTCTGCAAAGATAACCGCTTCCCGGGATACACCGCAATACGCTTTACTTTAAATCCAGTACTGCCATCATCTTTACCTTCAAGGTTGCAATACCACCCCCACGGTCTATTCTCTTTTGCATGTACTATGCGCTCTTTGCGATTATTTTTTTTCAACATATCTACAATCTTCTTCACATCTTGCGTATTGTCCTTGTCACAGACTAAAAGGGCATCCCGTGTATTTACAACCATTAAATTTTGCACGTTGGATATCGCCACTAATGTATTCTCCGCATCTATATAGCAATTTTGCACATTTTCTATGATGATGTCGCCTTTTAAAATATTCCCATTCTCGTCCTTCCCGCTCAAAAAAGTATGTAGGGATCCAAAAGAGCCAACGTCGCACCAAGTGGAATAATACGGAATCGTTATTTTTCCAACATTACAATATGAATCTTCGCATAACTGTTCCATAATGGCGTAATCTACGGAAATAGCACGACATTGGATAAAAAGTGGTTTGTGCAGATCAATAACCGGTGCTTTATTATTTAGTGCATTTGGCGTATTCTTAAGAGTTAGCTCACACATTTGCAAAATATCATCTGCATATTTATCAAAACAGTAAAGCATATTGTTGTTCTTGAACAAGAAAACACCTGCATTCCAGTAATATTTACCGGATTCAACATATTCCTTCGCTTTTTCCAAGTTGGGCTTTTCTATAAATTTGATAGTCTCGTTTGTATCCGGATTTGTCTCAATGTAACCGTAACCCGTTTCGGGTCCAGTAGGCTTGATTCCAAAAGTCACGATAGATTTATCCGCAAACTCAAGTCCATACTTCACTACTTGTTCAAAGGCATCGTCATCAAAAACGTGGTCACACGGAACGACGATACTAATTTGTTCTGGATCGCCCAGTAGCGCTCCAATACAAATAGCGGCGCAAGTGTCGCGGCCTACGGGTTCCGTTACGATAAGCGTGTTTGTAATGCCTAATTCCGCCACTTGTTGTTCAATGAGAAAGGCATGCTCCTTGTTGCAAATGAGGATGAACTTGTTAATTTCTGTCTCTATATTTTTAAAACGAAGCAGGGTATTTTGCAACATGGTTTTTTCATTTACAATGGGCAAAAGTTGCTTGGGTAATTTCTCTCTAGAAAGAGGCCAAAGACGAGATCCGGAACCTCCACATAAAACGATACAGTTCATGTTGTGAAGTTTTTCACGATATTTATATTATTGTTTAGATGATTTTATATTCTTTTTCTTGAAGTAATGTAATACCGTAGAAAACTTTTGCCATAATGAGCGACTTGTATAAAAATGAATATGAATATAATAGTAACGGTAGTGGAACTGACATATCCAAACTACACATAGTAACAGTTGCCACAGAGTCAAAATATTATTTTCCATATTTACAAGAATCATGTCGTAGAAACGGAAAAGAGTTAGAAGTCTTGGGTATGGGAGAGAAATGGGAGGGGTTTAACTGGAAATTTAAAAAAATGATTGAATATTTGAAGAGTTTACCAGAGGATGATATCGTCTGTTTTGTAGACGGGTATGATATTATTTGTACGAGAAACTTACATGAATTAATTACTGTTTTTTTGGAAATTAAAGAGAAAGAAGGGTGTACAATGGTTGTTGGATTTGACAATGTGAATGATAATAAATTAGCTAAATTTGTAAGTTATTTTGTATTTGATACGTGTAAAAATAGAGGACTTAATTCAGGAACGTATATTGGATTTGTAAAAGATATACTTAAAATTATTGAAAAAGTTTATAATTTGAATCCAAAAAATGATGCAGATGATCAAATGTTATTAACTCAATACTGTAAAAATAACGAAAATGATATTTATATAGATGTAAATAATGAACTTTTTTTAATATTTTGTAAAACTGGAGAATTAGATAAGTATGTTACAATTCAAGACTATGGAATAACTTATAAAGACAAACGACCTTTTTTTATTCATGCTGCAGGAGGAATGAGTTACTTAGATGATATTATTATTAAATTAAATTACAATTATAGAGATAATATAAAAAAAAAACTACAACAAGATTTTTACTTAAAAAGGCTTCCGAATATAATGTTTCATTTTGGAAAAAATATTTTATCTAGACCAATTGTTTTTATAATAATTTTATTTTTTATATTTTATTCTATATACAATTATAATAAAAAGAAAAAATATTTAATGATTTTTTTTACAAAATTACCATATATTACATTAAATTTATTAAAAAAAAATTTTATTTTACTATTTTTACTATTTTTTGTAATAGGAACGTTGTATGTAATAAAAAATAAATGATATACTTACAAATTAATAAAAAGAAAATAACATGAATATATATGTTAGGTAAAATAATAGCAACAATCCATTTATGTCTTGCTATTTTTACAGCATTTTATATTTTCATTATTCCAAAAAATTTTTTCTATGATTTTTGCTTTACTATTTTCAATACAGTTACACAAATATCTTGGTTATTGTTGAACCATGAATGCATACTTTCTTATGTATACAAACAAACTCATTATCCAAATTATTACATGGGAAAAACTACAGACCTTGATGATTTTGACGAGATTGTTCCTGGAGATAATATAATTTCAAAAATTGGATTATTTATTATTACTGTATTCAATCTTGTATCTATTTATGTTGCACCTGTGCGTAGTAAAATAGTTTCTCCAATAACAAGTTTTATTTTTTTAGTGCTTACAAGATATTTTTACATATTTTATAATAGTCACTTTGGATTTAGAATGGATCATATTGCTCCAGCTGCTATAGGTAAACATAATTATAAACAGTTAGAAAATATATACTATGAAAATAAGTTGCATATATATAAAAAAGTATTCAATGAGACTTTATTAACTATCCTTATAATTTTTGTTACGTACGTTTTTTATAAAAATAGAAATAGGTTATAATTATGTGAAAATTTAATAATAATATTTTTGTTTTTGCAAAAATCTATGATGTTTTAAAAGTAAAACATATAAAATAATTAATAATTCAAATATTAAGATTGCTCTTAGATAAACACCATTATTTCTTTTGTAAACTATTAATAAAACACAAATTAATAAAATATTTTTAACATCTGCAAAAATTTTATTTCCGTATATTTTTTCGTGGGGTATATAAGATATATCATCTCCTAGTTTATAGTTTTTGTTTAACAACCATTTTTCGGTATAACTCAATGAACATTCATATTTTAATAAAATCCAGTGTAACGCTTGAAAGAATACAAACGTAATTAAATAAATATCATATTTTTTTGGAAAAATAAAAATGTATGAAAATGCAAACACGTCAATACAAAAATGAAAAAAATGTAAAACTTTTGCAAAAAATACTCTTTTTAAATTATTCATATAAATATTATAATATAAGGATAATTTAATTTTCATCAACCATTATATGAAATTATAGTTTCAAACACTAAAGAAATCTCTATAATAAAAATTATTCCCAATAAAACTATTTCTACTGTTATTATAATTCATAAAAGCAGGTTCTCCAAAAATGTAGTGCCATATATATTCAAATATATACCCAGAAATATAATGAGTTGCGTCTACTTTATATTCATCTTCATATAAAACGTAATTTAACAGTCTTGAATAAAACTTTTTACTTCTTAGTTTTATTCTTTCTCTCTTTACTAAAAACTGTGCGCAACATTTATCATAAAATGCTGTAGGCATTGGACCAAGCTCTTCTTCAAATACATTTTTCCATACGTTAACTCTTAAGTATTCTATTGTTGGATTATTTTGGTATCTATCGTCTATTCCAATATTATTTACATTTAAATATTCTATACTGTTGTCATTTTTTAATAAATATTCAAGTTTATTAATTATGTCGTTTGCCTTACTAAATTGATGCCAATCAATAAAATGTCCATGTAAAAAAAGAGTATATTCTGGCAACGCATCGTAGTACTTTATGATATAACTAAGATATGCACTAACTTCATTACCTTTATTCAATGAAACATATAAATTTTTATCCTTTGTATTTTTACTTGATATTATAAATGGAGATTTTGTATCATTTATCCAAGTTAAATCTTCATTATAATGCGCAACAAGAGTTACTAACTTTTCATTTGATAAATCGCTTTTGTAATAATAGTTATTTGGCAAGTCTAGTATGCTATTTGGTATAGTTTCCATTTTATTATTATTTTTTAAAAAATATCTAGAAGAAATATATCTATAAAAAAACTCTATATTAAACAGTAGAACTATAACAAACACAAAAATAATAAAAATAATTACTTTTTTTATAATATTGTTTTGTTTTGATATTTTTTTAAAGTTTGACATACTTACATATTATTTATATTATAATATATCTCAAAAATAATCACTAAGTATTATATGGAAATGGACGTTCCATACAATACACATTGTTATACTTTTGAAGAGTTGAGTTATACAAAAGGATTCTTAGATCCATCTGTAGACGCAACGTATATCATTCATTTAAAAAATAATGGTCGTCTCACAGAAATACAAGATCAATTGTCTTCATTTCAACCCACTAGCACCGTATATATTGTTCATAATCAAGGGTTTAAAACGTGTCATAAAAAACTCATTGAACAAATTAGTTATCAAGACTTGACAGACGCGTTTCTGCAATGTTTCAAACATGCAGACGAACAAGGATATGGAAGTATTTTAATCTTGGAGGACGACTTTATTTTTTCACAAGAAATCAAAAAACAACAGCATTTAGATAGAGTAAATTCATTTTTGTTTGAAAAAAATAATGAGGAATTTATTTATTATTTGGGCTGTGTTCCTATTCTTATCGCCCCAGCTACTTTTGACTTTCAACAGTATTATTCGTTTAAATCACTTTGTACGCACGCAATCATTTATTCTCAAAAGGTTAGGAGCGCAACACTCAACTTGAATTTGAAACATTGGGATGTCATTATTGAGAGAAGTATCGCGACAAGATATCTATACTACATGCCTCTTTGTTATCAAACCTTCCCAGAAACAGAAAATAAACAAACCTGGGGAGAGAAAGATAATATAGTTATTTCATCTATTAAAAGTTGGACAATCAAATTTTTGAATATGGACAAAGAACCAGAGCCAGGATATTCTAGATTGTACACTCTTTCAAAAATTTTTGGAGTTGGATTGATATACATTGTCTATAGCATTATAAAATTTTTATTTTTTATGGCTTGTATATTTATTTTTTTTATAAAAAACAAAAAAGAAAAAAGTAAAGTATTTGCAATATATAAAAACGTAATCATATGAAAGAAATAATTATATATTATCTACATAGTATCAATTTTGCCAAAGACGTAAATATTTTATTATATCCGTTTTTTTTTAATCCAGTAAATGATATATATTTTATATTAGGTATTTTGGCATCATCTACACCATTCTATATTTTCAAAGGAGAATGTATCTTATCCTATATTGAAAAGAAACTAAACGATTCAAATTATGTAATGGGACAAGAAATTGATAGTAATCCATATCATAAAACTTTTTACTATCACAACAATCAAAACTATGCAATCATCAAAGAAGCATTTTGGCTATTAACCGTTTTAATTTTAATATTTTATAGAAAAAATCACAAATATGTAAAATATGCACTCGTATTTATGTTGCTTTTAGTTGCGTATATAAAACTCCCGCTTCTCACAAAACAATTCAATAAAATCTCCTAATAATATAGTATAGTATAGCATATCTATCAAATGACGGGAAACCTATTACTAGACATTATTCAATTCATCCACGTTTCTATTGATGCGTTTTTTTGCCTCTACATCTTTTTATTCAATCCCATATACGACCTTTATTTTGTTTTATTTGTTCTTTTCCAAACCATACATTGGGGCTTCTTAAGAAACGAATGCTCTATTACTTACCTTGAAAAAAAACTCATTGACCCAAACTATGTTCTCGGGAGCAATCCCACTCACCTACCACATGTATCAAGATATTACAACAAACAACTATTCAATGTAAAAACAATAATTATTCTCTCCAGTTTAATTTATATTTGGTATCGCAACAGAAAACACAAGTATATAAAGTATATTGTTCCGTGTGCCATCTCCCTCTTCATATTTTTTACATTTTTTTACAAACACCCCATTCACAATCAACACATCACACCGCTGTTCACTGAATAATTTAAATTTATACAAGTAATATATACATTGATATATATGAAATTAAAACGCAATAATAATATTATTATAAAAATTACGTTTTTATTATTATTAATAATCATATTCATTTTTCACATAAACTATCCATTATTATTTTATAATATATTTGGATTATTGCACAATAATAATTCTAAACAAAATGAGTCGCTTGACATTGTAATAGCTCATTATAAAGAAGATTTAAGTTGGGTTGATACAGTTATACCTAAACATGCGAGAATATTTATTTATTCAAAATCAGATGAAGTTCCAAATTGTAAAGCAAGTTATATACATACAAAATTAGATAATGTTGGGAGATGCGATCATACTTATTTATATCATATTATTTCAAATTATGACAAGACATTGTGTGAAAATACTTTATTTTTGCCAGGAAGTTGTGATTTATGGTATAAAAAAGTACAAGTAAATATTTTAGTGGGTAATATAAGTAAGTTGAAATTTAATAATGTTCTATTGATTAATAATAATTTTTTTATGAAGAGAGTCATTAATATTTCACATAATCAAATGATAAAAATTGGTTATTGTTCAACACATGAAGCAAATAAACATTCAAATTGCGATTTGATTCAACATAAATTTGAAAATATAAACGAGTTCAAAAAATATTTCCATATAAAAACTCCACGCTACAGTGTCCAAGGAATTTATATGATAAAAACAAATCAAATCTTCAATAGAAGCAAAGAGTATTACACAGATTTAATAAATACGGTAAATAATGGAGATAATTTATTAAATGGTCATTTCCTTGAAAAATGTTGGTATGGAATATTTATTATTTAACTAACCTAGAACCCTTTGTCGTTTTTGTCTTTTTATGTCCAACGGAAGAAACTTTGTTATTATGTACAGCCTTGTGACATTTCTCACACAAGGTCATCAAATTCGCCAGATGATTCTTGTGAAAGAGAAAACCGTCTGCATTATAAATTATCCCCTCCTCATTTGCTTCTCTCTGCGGTTGCAAATGATGAACTTCTTCGCCCACCGCCACCTTGCACTTCTCACACAAACCCATTACCTTTTGACTATTGAAATGGGAGGTATTGAGAGAAAGTATATTTGCTTGTTCCGGTCTATACTTCATTCGGATTTCGTGCGCTCTATCCAAAAACTGCGACGGCAGTTGCAGCGATTTGCAAACTTCCAATCCATAGCTGCTCGTTCCCGGACCATCCCTCAATTTACGATCGTATATTAGCGCGTCTCTCTCCTTGTCGTACAAGACCTGCATATGCATCTGTTTCACGGCAGAAAGACCCACAATTTCCTCATAACTAGTAATCTCGTGCAAGTGCGTAGCAAACAAAAAACTGCTCCCGCGTTTCTGCAGCGATTCTATTCCTGCCACAAAAATGCTTATAGCGCTCGTGCTCTCTGTTCCGCTGCATAACTCGTCGCCCAAAACCAAACTGTCCTGATTAGCCAATCGCAAGATGGTACGCAGCTCATACATCTCCACTGCAAAGGTGGAGAGCCCTTTGAACAAATTATCGTTTCCCAAAATGCGCGTAAATATATATTTATACGGTTTGAACTTAAAGGTGCGCGCAGGAACATAAAGACCGGCCTGTGCCATGATAACGGCGATGCCAATAGACCGAATAAAACTTGTTTTGCCCACGGCGTTGGTCCCATACAAGAGGATGCCGTCAACTCCACATTCATTTGACCCTTTTCCTTTACCTAGAGTTACGCTATTCGCCACATAAAGTTCGTTTTGTTGAATCTGTTCAATGATGCAGTGACGCAAATCCTCAATCTCTACAAAAGATTTCTCGTTCTCCACAATTTCCGGTTTGCAGTAGTTGTATTTTTTCGCAATCGTCATTTTACAATGAATCACATCAAGAGTCGTAACAAATTTGGATATATCTTCTAGTTTTTCTTGAAATTGAGTATCCAATTCGCCAACGATTTGATAAAATGCCGCAATAAGCAAGCTTTTCATCTCTCCCTTGGCCCAGGCAATTTTCTTACTCAACTCGTCTATTTTTGGACAAGAGATAAAGCTATTGGTAGCGCTTTGATTTGTAATTTCCAAATCCTTCGCAAAACAAGTATAACTAAACAAAACCTTTTGATCATTGAAAGATGAAACATATTCTAACAAAGCCCCTTCACCATCTTGATTTTCTTTGGAAAGCGCACTTTTCAAAAGCAAAGCGCGACGTTTCGTTGTTACCAGACTAATATTACTTTTTTCCGTCTCGTGGTATTTAATATATCCACCCTTCAACTTCTTTTCTGCGAATCCAATCTGCTTGTTCAAGTAATCCAGAATCGCGTCCAACCTATCTCTGGACTCCAACAATGTTTTACTCACCTCATCCAACTCTTTATTGGTACCTAAAGAGAGAAAGTTTCTCTCTACTTCGCGAATATCGTCCAGTTCTTTGCACAAGTCCCATACCATCCTTTCATTCAAGAAACTGCAAATATCGTTACAGCTTTGCGAAAGCGTTGGGAACGACGGACTTCCCGTCTCTGAAAAATAGGTTGCAACCTTCTCATCTTGAGAGAAAAAGGCAATCATTTCTGCGGCGCTCTTTAAGTTGTTTTGCAATTGATATAAATGCTGGGGTGCGATCTTTTTCATGATGATTTGCCTTTTGTATTTGGAGAGGTCTTTGATGTCTTTAAGACCTTGAAATATGTCGTGTGCTGCTTGATTGTTTTTGTACGTTGTGTTGTACGCTGTGTTGTACGCTGTGAGCATGTGCTCTGTAATGTCGTATTCTCTCTGCAGCCACTCTTGTTTGGTGGTTGGATTGAGCAAATCATGTGCAAACTTGCGCTTGCCCATGGCAGTTGTGCAAAGATTCAACATTTTTGCCACGCTGGAGAACCGGTTTGAAACGAGACCAAGGCATTCATTCGCTGATCCATCGTCTAAGATGTTGAGCTGCTTGAGAGAATGATTGGCCAATATGAGCCGATCGCTGCAATTTTCCAAAACGGGTTCGCTAATCTTGTTGACAAGGTGCGGGTTGTGTTGGTAGACGAAATCCAACAAGTAACAAAAGGCTTGTGTGGCCAAGTGATTTTCGTACAAGAATTGATGCGTGAATACTTCAAAATTTATGTGCGGATAAAAACGTGTGACAATTTCCTTTTGATACGTCTGCTTTTCGCAGTTTTTGATTTGTTGCATCTTTGCAGATTCTGCGGGTTCATCTTCTCTCGTTGTACATATCTTGTGAATCATTTTGGCGTGTATATTGGCATATTGAATAATATCGTCCATTTCATCCTCCTGCAAACTGGAAATAAAAATGACCTCACTTGGACAAGTTATGGAAAGGAATCGTTCCAACTCGTCGTAAGTGGTGGGTGATTTGGTATAGGTTTCTTGGAATTGAAACATGCTTGTTTTTCCGGTATAGACGTCTATGTTTGCGAGGCCAACAATAATGGACCTTTCTTTTTCTCTCAAGAGGGAGGATTTGTTTGCGAAAGACTCTATCCAAATACAAGTAGTATTGTTTGTGATTGGTCCGTTGGAATCATTAGAAAAAAAAGTGCCGGGAGAGAAAACTCCAGATAGAGAACGTTGTGTTTTTATTTGTTCGTCTTGTGTATATACTACCGCGGTAAATCCGGCCTCTT